GGAGGCCATTACGTGCCAGACGAGTCTGAAGAACTCGAGCGCCTCGAGCTAGAGCGAAAAAAAGCGGAACTTTTTTATCGAAAAATGATGGGCAAAAAACTGCAAGTTGCGCAGGCTAATTTGTCCGGTCATTTGATACCCAAAGAGCTTGTGAAAACGTGGATCGGTTATTTTCGTGACGGTGTGGCAAACAATTTCCTTGTCTTACCTGACGCGATTTCGGATGGTGATATTGGGGTTAAAGAACGGGCCCAAGTCGCGGTAAAAAAGGCCATCGAGAAGACCCTAGCTGATGCAGACAGACAGCTACGAGACGACGAGACACGCTTACGGGATTCCATTGCGCATCTCATTGATACGCCAATTGATGAGGAGATTTACGATGACGAACCAACGCCAAAAAAAACCAGAAAAAAGAAAAGAACCGTCAGATAAATTCGTCACGGAATACTGGATGCGAAATGCCCTAAATTTCGTCCTAGAATCCGCTGAAAAAATGATTCCGACAGGCTCTGTCATGCAGCTTGTGTCAGAATGGGCTGAAAAAAATCGTATTCTTCCGGCCTCTTCCGGGACCCCAAAACCGGGCCCATTTTCTTTTGAACATACCCCATATATGAGAGAAATTGCGGACTGCCTGAGCGACAAAAGCCCCATCAAGGAAGTGTCCGTAATGAAGGGCACTCAGGTCGGATTTTCCGTCGGCGTTTTGGAGAATTGGATAGGCTATACAATCGGCGCTTCTCCGTCTTGGTTTTTGTATGTGACTGCTCTCGCCAATATGGCAGCGGCGCAAATGGAGACGCGAATTGATGACCTTATTAATTCATCAGGAATTGGTGATTTAATTGGATCAAATAATAATCGAAGATTTCAACGAAAAACAGGCGACCAAAAAACGCGAAAAGATTTCCCCGGCGGAACTCTTCACGCCGTTGGCCCTAATTCCGGTCCAGCTTTGCGCTCATTTTCGTTCAAAAAAATTGCCGTCGATGAGCTTGATGCATTTCCAGAACACACGGGGACCGAAGGCAATACACAAGACCTAATCCGGCGCCGCTGTGATTCATTTGCGGCCACTTATAAAATCCTATGGGGGTCCACTCCGTTACTTGCCGGATCATCAAAAATAGAGCGAATGTATCTCGCGGCAGACCAGCGCCGACACTACGTCCCGTGCATCCATTGTGGGCACATGCAGTATCTAAAATGGGGGGATAAGGACAAGCCCGGAGGCATCAGATTTTTCGCCGATGACGAGGACTTTTTATTCGACGAATGGCCCTTAATTAAGGGGGAGAGAATGCCAATTGTGAGCTACGTTTGTGAGCAATGTGAAGGGTGGTGGCTCAACGATCACAAGCGCCTATTCCTCCCAAAAGGCGAGTGGAAGGCCACGGCAAAGCCCCAGCACCCGCTTTTTAGGTCATATCACGTACCTGGGCTGCTTTCACCGATTGGGGGGCGTTCCTGGGAAGATGGGGTGCGGACATTTCTCGAAGTCAAGCGCGAGGGGTACCCAATTTCGCGGATGCAGAATTGGCGCAATACCTTCTTGGGAGAGACCTATGAATTGGTCGGGAATAGGCCAAGAATTGAGCATATTTCGTCCTCTAATAAAACGTATAATTCCGGCGAGGTTGAGTCACCGGAAGAGGTATTATTAATCACCGTCGGAGCGGATGTGCACGGGGATCACATCAAGGCTGAGGTGGTTGCATGGGGAGAAAATTTCGAGAGTTGGTCGCTAAATTACTTCACTTTTAAGGCTATGTCTGAGGGTGGAATTGACAACATTACGGACCCTGCATGGGACGCATTACGCAGCACGATGTATAATAATTATGGCACTGATGCGCTTGTTTATGGGGCGGTTGATAGCGCGTACAAAACAGCCGCAGTCTACGAATTCTGCGACAGCATACCAGAGAGAATGGTATATCCCGTGCGCGGAGTCGAGACAATTAGCGGCGGTGATCCTGTCCGCGCGGCGCCGAGAACGATCGGATGCACAGTCGCTGTAGTGCAAATTAATACCGATTTTATCAAGCAAAGAGTTTATCAATACCTGAATATCAGGGAGACCGATAAAGCATCAAAAAAAATGGGGATCTGTCATTATCCAAGCGATTATGATCAAAAATTTTTCCGTCAATTAACGGCCGAAAGTAAAATCAAGACGACTGACCAATTTGGGAATGTGAAATATAAGTGGCATCGGGGGAATAAAAAAAATGAGCCCCTTGATTGCCGAGCATATGCCCTCGGGATGGTGTATCATGTCCGGGACGGGGTAAGCGGTTATTACCGGCTGCAAAAAAAACTAGAAAAAAATAATTCTGTGCCATGGCCGGAGTTCTGGCGGTATTTAAAACGACAAAAAATGCGTATGTTGACTAAACGGATCAAGAATGATAAAAAGTAATATGCGGAGGTGCCATCCTGGCTATATTCACACGCACTTATATTGAAGAAAAAATAACAACGATTGGCACTGCGATTGATGAGGTCATCAGAAACGGGAAGTCCTATGCGATTGGTGATGGTCAGATGACTACCCAAGTCACGCGTGTGGACCTGCGCGACCTAGAAAGAAGCTTGGCGTATTGGAGCGGAAAGCTTGATGAATTATACCCAGGAGAATCAGGCATCACACGCCAGCGCAGGACTATTGGAATCCGGGTGACCTGAGATGCCGCGACCCAAGCCAATGATGTCGAGACGGTCACACAGACGGGCCATGGCGATGGCCACACCATCGACCGTGGACCATCGCGCGGCTGCTATCCGCCGTCGCGTCCGCATCGGATTTGAGGACGCTCCTAAGGGCTCTTATTTCCCCACAGAATCTGAGTCGGCAGGCCAACGAGAGATCGCACGTGAGGCGTATAGATCGTCACGGCTGGCACAATCAATCGTGTCCAGACTAGCTGACCACGTGGTCAATTCCGGCCTCTCCTGGGAATCTACGCCAGAATGGGGCATCATTAAATATGCCCCAAAAACAGAGATGGACCGGCTCAATTGGACAGAAAAATCCGAGTCATTATTTTCAATTTTTGCGGAGTCAACGGATGTCGATGTCAGAGGCAAGATGACGCTCTATGAAATCCAACAAAATTTGTACCGCAAGATCCTCATGGAGGGTGAATTCTTTGTTATAATTCACTATTCCGATGATCCATCGAGACTCTCACCAATCTCACTCCAGATACTTAATAACGACCAAATTTACTCTCCCATTGACGGCGCAATTCTCCACGAAATGGAAGACATGGGCCACACGCTGACCGATGGGATGGAATTTGACTCCGCTGGTCGGTGGATCGCAATTCACGTGTGGGATTCTTTATTAAAATTTAATGGGAAATCCGTAAGAATCCCGGTGTATGGTGATGACGGTCGGCGCCATGTCATCCATGGCATGGAATATCTGACGGGTGACGAGGTTCGCGGCGTTCCGCCGCTCAGTTTCCTTTTGGCCGAGCTGAAGGATCTCAATTCCTATCACAATGCGGAGATGCAAAATGCGAAGGCATCAGCGGCAATAATGGCGGTAGTCGAGGTCGCGCCGGGATCCACTCCCGGAGGGTCCATCATGCCTGGATTAGTGCCTGATGACGACGAGGCGCCAACAACTGAAGAGCGGCCAATTGGGCTGGAAAAAGTGCCACTAGATTCAGGCATGTCAATCATCTGTAATAATCTAGCCCCTGGTGAAACCTTTAAAGGGTTTTCACCGTCCCATCCAAATCAAAATTACGCGCCGTTTGTGGATTCCCGGGAAGGCGCAGTTGTCAATTCACTAGGCTGTTCTCTCTCATTTATCCGCGAGAAATTCGCGATGAGTTATAGTGCTTCGCGGGCTGAAATTCTGCTACAATGGAACAATATCGCGGTGCGTCGCGGCAACTTTGCGAGGTCATTTTTGTACCCTATTTGTGAGGCATGGATGGGCGAGGAAATCCGCGCCGGAAACATTATTGCTGCGGGATTTTTCAATGACAGAAAAATCAAAATGGCGTGGCTTAAATCGAGCTGGGTTGGGATCTCAAGACCGGTCGTTGACCCAGTAAAAGAGATCGACGCGATACAGAAGAGAATTGAGGCTGGACACACCACCGGGACCAAGGAAAGTCAAGCCTATAACGGCTCAGATTTCTATGAAAATGTCAAAAAATTAGCGACAGAAAATGAGTTTCTGTCTGCCGCGCGGGCGTCAATTGAGGCCCTAAAAAAACCTCAAATTGTCGAGCCTGAGGAGAGTGAAAATGATGAAGAAAATTAAAATAATAGGGGTGATTGGCGATGAGTATACCGAGTCGGATACAGCTCGGGAGCTCGACGACGCTGGCGGGGCCCCTGTGGAAATTTGGATTTCATCGCCTGGCGGAGACGCTTACGAATCGTATGCAATTCATAATAGGATAAAGACTTACGAGGGCAAGACATCAGTTGTGATCAATGGTCTTGCCGCTTCCGCTGCGTCCTATATTGCCCTCGCCGGCGATGATGTAAGGGTATTTGATAATTCGATATACATGATCCACAACCCGTGGCTAGTCGCTATCGGAGGTGAGGACGAGATGACCAAAGCAGGGCGCATTTTAAGTCGCACTCGTGAGACTTTTGCCGACGCTTATGCCTCCCGATCTGGCGGCACGCGCCAGGAGATGTTTGAGCTCATGGACGCGGAGACCTACCTTTATGGAGGTGAAATTATAGATGCTGGATTTGCTGATGTTTTGATCGAAAATAAGAGCAAAAAAATGACCGGAAAAGCGCTCAATTTAATGTCGGCAAAAGCTATGGTACATGAGGCATACGCGCGATATATAACCAAGCAATATAGAGGAATTTCATTGATTAATTCTGATAAAAAAAACGTTACGATAAAGGGGAAAGAAGTGGAAATAAGAGAGGTGCCGGAAGAGGCCAAACAAGAGGTCGTTGAGCAGCCCGCTGCCGCGATACAAGCTGCAATGACAGCCGATCCTGCGGCACATGATATGGTACATGACATGATCCAGGAGACCGAAAACCCGAGCCCGAAAATGGAGGGGAATTTGAGCATAAAAAATGAGCCAAAATCAGGCGCGGGAACGGTCGCGGGCGAGCGCACGCGCGTGAGCTCACTGATGGCATTTGCTGCGGCGGATCCTCAGAATCATGCGGTACGACGCATAGTGGACGAGGCTATATTATCGGGCGCAAGCGCCTCAGAAATTACGCCGAGTATTTATGTGGCAATGCGCGACTTTAGACCAGCGAATTCCACGCCGAAAGTGGTTGCCACAATGCAGGGCGGCGGGCGCCCTCAGATTGACCAGGATCTTGGCATACTACTCGACCAAATGGGCATCACGCGCGAGCAAGCTGAGGAGCATTTGCGAAAGAAAAAGGAGGCTAAATAATGGCCGAATTAACAGCCCCTGCACGGTATGAGATCATCACTGACTGTGCACTATACCAGACCTACCCACTCGCGGCCGGGACCTACCACAGCGGCGCAATTTTGTCATTCAAGGCTGCCGGTTTAGTTGGTAATTGCACTAGCTCCGAGACCGAAGGGATTGCCGGAATGCTGACTGGCCACTACTCCGATGGACTCAAAACAGATACGCGAGTAGTAGCCACAAATGGCGCGGCAAGTGTTGAGGTTTTTCGCGGTCGAATCTGGTTCAAAGCTGCGAGCTATGACCCCTCATTACTCGGAGTCTTTGTGAATTTTACGGACAACGCCACGTTAGTCCAATCTCAGCCAGCCAGGGTATATAAGGTCCGCGTATACGGTACCCGGTCGACCGGGCATGTCCTGATTGACCTGGATCACTTCCGGTAATGGCGCTAGAAATTGTCCCTCCTAATCGGCCACAATTTGTCGGCCGGACGTATGTTACGTCAGGGACACTCGCGCCGGGTCATCGGTACTATGACGGCTCTCTAGTCGCCTTTGGTGGTGACGGAACGGTACGTCCATTTGTCCGCGGCGATGACGTTGGAATTTTCGCCGGGTGCGTTCGTATTGATGGTGCTGACGAAAATAAGACAGCCCCAATTGACGTGCCTGAGGATGCTCTTGTTCCGCCGCGTGTATCGCTTGTGTCTGGGCTCGCCTGGGTCCAGGCGCCAGATGATGTGGCGGACGTCGTGGGACGCACTGTGACGCACACTGGGGGCGGTACGTGGTCTTCATTTGCGCCGGGTGAATTTTTTGTCGTCCTGGACAAGCAAGATGGCCGAATTCTAGTGGATCTCCGTGGCCGTGGGCTAGGCGTAATCCGCACGATAAATTCACGAAAATCAGCGCTAATTTGGACGGGAATCCCGCTCGCGAATGACCTGGCTTTGGCGATCGTCGCCGATGATGATAATGTAGTATTAGATCCCGGCGGCCGGGTCGTGCGAGTCAATGACCCCATAGGATCGGCGCATAAATTCGCAGGATTGTGGCCTAATCGAATCGGGCCAATTTATCGCCCCAGAGGCAAGCTCCCGGCGGCATTTGAATTCCGTCCGGCTGTGCCGCTGGATAGCGCCGGTCTGCTCCGTGTCGACATACGGTCCGGACAATTTATGCGAAATAATGATGAGTTTTCGCTACTCATTTTATGGCGTTCCATTCCTGAATTTGATAGAATGCGTCCGCTTATTGGCTGGTCAGATATGGTCAATTATACGGGCCCAATATATGACTATTATTATGGCCCGCTCATCCGATACTATCCCTATATCGACACCACGAATTCCAATGGCTCGATGTACTATGATCCAGCGAGGCTCACCCAGACGACATATATAAAAAAAACCAATGCTAATTATGCCACATTAATGAGGCGGGATGGGCCCCAGAGATACGCAGCGGAACAGTGGCAGGGAGTCGCCGAATCGAGTACGGCGCTGTATTCGTTTTCGATCACCGACCGTGCCGGGACGCTCAATATTGGCGCCGCGTCATCACCACTCACTCCGGGTGGCGGAGGCGCATCTACATTCGATCTATACGCGCTATTTATTTGGCAGAAATTTTTGAGTCAAAGTGAGGTAGAATCCGTGCGTGATTTTTGTGAGGCAAGGTGGCCGACAGATGCTTGATAGGCCGGCCAGATTGCGCTATCAGGGAGAGGGCGAATACCTATCACCGGTACTCATGCCGGGCATTACGTATCATGTCGGCTCGGTGATTGTTGTGGACCCAGATTCCGGCCTCTCGCGTCCAGCAACTGGCGTCGGGAGAGAGGTCATACAGGGTGTACTGACGGGGCAATATAATGATGGTGTTGTGACGGCATCTCGAACTATCGCGGCCGGAGAAACCGGAATCCGCGGGACCGTAAATCGGGGACTAGTTTGGATCCCGGCCGAGGACGCCGAGACACTCAATGTGGGCAAGCCCGCATATTTTGTCGATGATTCCCGGCTATCTTTTGACCCCAATAATGACGCTTATTTAGTTGTAATTTATGACGCCGATGAGTTCGGATATCTAGTTGATATTCGCTAACAATAAAAAGGAGTATTTTTATGATTTTTCGTGAAGAGACGATCAGAACCGCACTTGAGATAGGAATCTCACAGCGCTACACGGAGTATTTTTTGCTTAATCAGAGACCCAATAATCTGATGAGTCTATCGACTGAAATTACATCAAAAACGTCGGCCACAAATCTCACTTGGATCACCGCATCTGCGGTTGTTCAACAGTGGGTCGGCACGTTATCTGTGCAGACAATTCCCATTCAAGATTACACTCTGCGGAGCCTTGCTTGGGCTGCTGGTTATCAGATCGATCAGCATCTAATTGAGGATGATGAATTTGGCCTTTTTGCGTCCGCTCCAGAGGCATTAATTTTCTCTCTTTTGCGTAAGCCAAGGGCAATTTTGATCGAAAGACTGCAAAATGGTCTCACTCAAGTTGCGTATGATGGCGTACCATTTTTCTCCAATAAAACGGGCGTCAGAATCAATGATAATTTGCTTAGCGGAACCGGAATAACGCTGGATAAGCTCGGCGACGATCTCCAAAAAGCGCGTGTCGCCATGATGACTTTTAAAGACGTTAATGACAATATTCGGGGCGTCGAAGGGAACGTAATTGTCTGTTCACCCAGTCTAGAGCGCAAATTCTTGACTCTTACGCAGTCCGCGACCGATGCGACAGGCACTGTCGCAGACACTTTCAATCCATTTTCGAGGTACACTGTGATTGTTGTGCCCGAATTAGAGTTAGGAAATGACGTTAATTCATGGTACCTTTTGGCAACTAATGAGGGCGGTGCATCCTCAAAGATTTCCCCCCGGCCGTTCATCACGATCACGCGCCAGGGGCCTCGATTAGAGCTTGAGAGAAGCAAGGGAACGCACTTTTGGGATACCTCAGTTAACACCAGGGGTAATGTAGTTTATGGTCTGCCGCGGATGGCGGTAAAGGTAATGAATTAATCATGAAAACAGTGAGATTGATGCACAAAAAAACGGGGCAAACTTCTGATTTTATTGCCCCTCTTTCTGAGAAATTATTGGCCCAAGGTGAGTGGGAAATAGCGAAAAATACAGAGGCAAAATCGGCCGAAAAACCTAAAGAAAATAAGGTCGAAAAAACCAAAGAAAACAAGGAAGAGAATTTAGATGGAAAACGAGACGAAAAAGCTTAAGCGTGGAGTCTGCGTAAAATCAGGAAAAAAGCTCTTCAAAAAATATATCCCAATTTCGCTCTTAAAAACGATGATAAATCCGGACGGAATTTGCGAAGAAGAGGCGCCGGAACCGGCGCAGTTTTCTGACAAAAAAGGACTACCTAAAAAATGAGCGTACGCGAGGCGCTCACCGTCTCTGCCATGCGGAATATCCGTAAGGATGGTGATACAATTACACTCACTCCGCCTGACGGAATTCCGCAGGATATCCCAGTGCTGATCATCCGTCCCGGGGCCCATGTGGACCCCATGACAGGACAAGATGTCATCGGACAGCGGATATCTTGCACGGTTGCGGCCTCGGAAATTGAGGGCGAAATTGAAGAGGGCTGGGGGGCACAAATCACCGGGATTCCCGGGCTTGAATTCCGCGGGCTAGTGGCGTCGCCAAATAAAAATCATACGATTGGGACGGTCACTTTTTTTGTAGAGGCGCTCGATTCGGAAGAGTTTTTTGAGCCAGATTTGGAAGTAATTTAAGTGACTCTTAATCCGCTTTTTTGTGTGGCGTTTGACGCGATTTTGGCTGCGTTGGAAAACTACTCGGCGTCGGTCCCGGAGGACGAGCGATACACGGTCCAGCCCGATAGATATCGGACCACCGACAATCTCGAGAATGGACAATATGTGTTCCTATATATGGGTGGGATTGTACCGGAATTGTCCTCCACAACACACTACCAAACATTAGGGGTAGATTATATCGTGGATATGATTGCGGTCGCCTCCGGGAATTCACCGCAGCGCCTATCGGCTGACCGTCGCGCGGGGGAGAAATTGCGGTACCTTACGGCGCAGGTATTGGAGGCCCTTTTACCGCTTGGGGTGAGGCGTCTCGGGATGGACTCCGGCACTATCGGGACGATGAAATTCCGCAGTGAAGCATTCATTCCGGAGGGCCAGCGAGGAGAGAAATCAATGTCTTCTGCGCGTCTAATTTTCTCGGTCACGGTGCCCTGGACTCCGCAGCCTGACACAGGCGGTGTACCTATTCAAAAAATAACGGCCACTGCGCCTCTGTGGTCGACGGAATATGATGTATCCTAGAGGCAATATATGGGGGGAAATAAATGGCAATAGAATTCAGAGATGTATCTAATAGATCAGTCGCCTCTAAAATTTTCATAGAACAGGAAGTCGCAAATCGGAGGACATCCGCAGGCATAATGCCGCACAGAATTGGAGTCCTCGGTGTCTCCGATAATCAAGCGTCCATTGAACTAAATGTACCTAAGCGAATTCGATCAAAAGAAGAGGCGATCCAGGAGCATGGATCGCGCAGCCTGCTGGCCCAAATGTTGTCCGCCGTGATCGAAGTGGCCCCAAATGTGGAGGTGTACGGGATACCCGTACCCGCGCTCGTGGGCACGCGTGCGCGGGGGGGCATCCGAATCGAGGGATCGGCCACTAAATTTGGCTTTTTTTCAATCTTAATTGGCGGTCAATCACTACGCGTCCCAGTCCCTGTCGGAACAAATCCGGCGGTCCTTGCCTCGACCATCGAGGGCGCCGTCACTGCGGCTGTGGATCTCCCAGTGACGGCGAATGCAATCGATGAATTCTGCTTTTTTTCGGCTGCTTTTTCTGGCGATGTAGGCAATCAAATACATATTGCGCCTGATGAGCGGTACGCCTCTGAGGAGCCAGATGGCCTCACGGTGACCTATTTCGACATCGGGTCCGAGGTCACATTCTCGGGCGGCAATGGCGCCGCGACACGGGGTGTCGGCGACCCCTCAATTGCCACTGCATTAGCTAATCTAGGGGCCCTTCGAATCACGGAAATAGTGTCTCCATTTACTACCCCTGGGAGCCTTGGCGAGCTGATTCAGGCCGGAATTGAGCGGAATTCTCCGAGCATTGACCGGATGTTTGCCGGGTTTGTTGGCATCAATTCTGACGAGAGTGCATACACTACGACGCGCGGAATTCTTAACTCCGAATGGCTCACATTTTGCCCTGTTTTTAATTCGCAAACTCCGGGTTATATTATCGGATCGACGGTCACCGGGGTGTATGCCAATGCGCAACAGGAGCGCATCGGAATTCCAATGAGAAGTGTTATACTCCCCGGCGTCCTAGCGTCACCTGATACGACGCCTACGCATGGCAGAATTGATGAATTTGTGCGCACAGGATCCTCCCATTTTGTCACCCGGGAAGATGGCCGAGTAGCGATCGGTGATCTCGTCACCACCCGCACAAAAACTGACGAGGGAAAAGAGATCGGCGACTGGCGATTTACGGTTGTTCATTCGGCGATCCAATACAAAAGATGGTCAATGGAATTGGTGTTTGGGGCCGATCCCTTTAAGAGGGCCATTGCTGTCCCTGATGACCAAATTACCACCGTATCTCACGCGCTCAGAAAATCGACAATTAAGGCGTATGCCATGGCGCTTGTCGACGATTGGGGTAAGCTCGCAATCACCCGGAATGTGGCCACAGTTGCGGCCAATATTGAGGTGGAAGAAAATGCCGAAAACCCGGCGCGATATGACATTCTAATTCCGGACGACCAGACATCGGGGCTGCGGATTGTGGCCGTCAAATTGAGCTGGTCGGTATACGCACAATAATTTAAAGATAGGGGGTAAATAATGGCCATAGGACCAGGCACAATTAGGGGCGGCGATATCATATCGCTGTACATATTTTCGCGGGAATTTGACGCTAAATCGAGCGAGGATATCACATACCATCTCGGCGGGATGGCTAATGAGACGGCAGTCACGACAAAAAATCTGATCTATTCGACGCAGACAAAAGAGGTCGCTTTTTTTCAGGGGATAACAGTCATAATTGATCCACTCCGTGGCGACTATGAAGCCCTCCAGGAGATGGTCAATAGCGCAGAGGCTGGTATAATTATCATTACGCTGGCTGGTGGTACGACCTACTCTGGGCGGCTGGTCTTGCAAAAATTAAGCGGCGTGAGTACGAACGATGGCACCACGAAATTCGATGCGTATGGCGCGTCAATTCAAAGAGTATAAGGGGCTAAGGAAATGACGATAGAGCAAATTGCAGACTCGAGGATGACTATAGAGCAAGCTGAGGAAATCCTCAAGGGAATGATCGACGCATTTGGCGTCGATCGGATGGATGAGGATCTCCGGCAAGCCATCATCCGGCTGATTCGCCGCGATCGCTTGCATTTTGATGAGGGAAATTGCCAACTCACATACGATTTAATTCGCAAGAAACCTGACCTCAAAACGGTCACATTTAAAGAGGTCGCCGCGCGTGATTGGCTCCCCGGCGCTGGACACAAAGACGAGGACAGCGATCGGAAATTATACCGGCTAGTGCAGATTAGCACTGGTTTGAGTCCGGTGGTCTATGGCACAATTTTTTTGAGGGACATGACGAATATGAGTGCAATTTTTTCAGCTTTTTTTGCATGATCCACCCGGATAGCATCACGCAAATGATGTATTCTCTAGCGTACAATTTCCGGATGCTGCCCAGCGAAATGATGTCGATGAGCATCAGCGAGCTGCGGTATTGGTATGATGGAATTGGGTGGATATCCGAGCAAATTAAACGGGAGCAAGATGGATAAATTTTCCACTTTTTCGGCCAAATTTGATGACATCCATTATTACCGAGCAATGCGCGTTATAAGTAATGATCTATTCTCATCGGTCATCGCCGAGACCCTCAATCGCACGGCCTCGGAGGTCACAGCAGATGAGCGCCGGACGGTGCAAAGAGAGCTTGTAATTCGCACTGCATTTACGCTTAATTCTTTCGTCAGCAAACGTACCGGAAAATGGAAGACCCTTGGAATCGCGATGGGGAAAAATGTCGATCGCATGTACTCTCGCGCGGGCGCATTATCGCCATATTTACGATATCAAGAGGACGACTATACGCGACATGGCGTGTCCGGCCGGCCGGTGCCTGTGCCCGGAGATGATGTGCGAAAAGACAATGACAATAAGGGAAGAGTCCTTCGGAAATTTGGACTCACAAAAACTGAGAGAGGAGCGCTTAAGCCAGGGAATTGGCCCAAAAATCCCGACTATTTTTTTGGCATACCACGCGGAAAAAATCGAGCAAAGGGGCTCTGGTGGCGCAACAAAAAGGGGAGCAAATTGGTCATGCTTTATTCTGCGACCAAAGATGCTGTGAAAATTAAGGGCATTCATTTTCATGCAAAAGCGCTCCAAAGATATGGGAATAATCGATTTATGAGAGATCAATTCAAGCAAATTGTTGAAGAAAAATTAGCAAAAATCGGCGCAAAAATAGGGAGAAAACTCGGTGGCAAACGCTAAGATAGTTACTGAATTCCGCGCACGTGACAGGATGTCCGGTAGCATCGATCAGATGGCCAAAAAATTCAAGAAATTGGCGCTTGTTGTCGGCGGTGTTTTTGCGGCAAAAACGGTTGTTAATTGGGGCAAGGATATCATGGGCGCGGCCTACAAAATGGAGGCAATGACGGCGCGATTTCAGCCATTTTTAGGGTCTGCTTTGAAGGCCGGAAACCTTATGCAAATGCTCCAAGATACCGCCGCGACGACCCCTTTTCAGATCGACCAAATAGCGGATGCCGCTGAAAGATTGCTTCCAATTTACGGCGAAAATTTTGACGAATTAATCAAAATGGAGCGCATGATAGGCGATCTTTCAGCAGGATCAGGCGACCGATTAAAGGGCATCACAGAAGCGCTTGTTAAGGTCAAAAATCAGGGTAAATTGACCATGGAGGAGCTCAAGACTTTCGTCGGCCACGGACTCCCCATTTTCGATGAGCTTGCCATAACTATCGGTGTAGCAACAAATAAGATCGCTGACCTATCAAGTAAAGGGCGCCTGTCTTATCAAATGCTGGAAGATACTATCCGCAGAATGACCGGAAATACGGGCAAATATTTTAACGCAATGCGCATTGCTTCAGAGACTTTTTTAGGTAAAAAATCAACGTTTTTAGACACATTTTTTAATTTAAAAGTGACCATCGGAAAGCCCTTCCTGGGCGCGTCCGGAGCCATAATGGACGACTTAACCAGCTCGGTAATTCGGCTCAATAAATACCTATTGGATAACCCGGAAAAACTCGAAGAATTGCACGCATGGATCCTGCGTGTGTGGGGTGCATTCCGGAGCTTTGGTCGCGGATTATTAACGCTGATTGGGCCCGCAAAAGTGTTCTTATCTGTCGTATCGACGCTCGTCCAATCACGCCTTATTCGCTGGCTTTTGATCACAAAAATGGGCTTTGCTGCGCTCCGTTTTGTCATGCTATCGACTGGGAAAATAATGTTAGGGATGAACGGAGCTAAGGTCCTTGGAGGGCATCTCGCGGCGCTCGCCGGGAAAATAAAAATCATAACAATAGCGCAAAAAATATGGAATTTGGCCATGTCTAAATCACCGTTATTTACCATCATTTCTATCATTACTCTTGTGGTCGCTGGCATCATTTATTTGAGTCGGAATACGAAAATAATGACCACCATTTTTAATGGTTTCGTGACCGGGATTAAAGCTTCAATTGAATGGATAAAAAATGCCGTCTCTTCGATTGGCCTTTTTTTCAAGGCGCTCGGTCAGTCAGTTTGGAATTTTATTTTGACACCAATTGAGATGGTATTTAAGCTCCTTGGCAAGCTGCCCGGTTCCCTCGGCGAGACATTCAGGACGGCGCAAGGGCACATCAATTCGCTCAAAGTTGACGACGTCCAATGGACAAAAATTAAACCACCTGATATGGTGTACTCTCAGATAGGCGCTGCGCAAACTAGCGGAAAAATGTCCACAAATGTGACCGTAAAATTTCAGAACTCTCCAGAGGGCATGCAGATCTATCAGCGCAATAACGATCCCTCAAAATGGGGCGGGGTGTCGTTATATAATGGGGATCGAAAGGTAATGGGAGGCCCGTAATAGATGTCATATCGCGACCGAATCCGCAAGTGTAAATTTGTATCGCCAAGCGGCAATGTTTTTCAGCTCGTAATGAAATCGGCCGAACGAAAATCGGGGAAAAAATTGGCCGTCATCGAGCTCGCCGGGCAGAGTCGGCAGGTCATCCAGGACATGGGCGGCACGGCAATTACTATGCCTGTTACATGCACAATTGTCGGCGACCCCAATAACAATGATTATGACATTGATGCTGCTCGATTTTGGGACGCGCTGGCGGAGGATGGGCCCGGAGTTTTTGAGCATCCCATATACGGAAATTTAAGCGTATATGTCGGTAAAAAATCTCAAAGCGATGGCATCGACGCGCAGGCCGGTGCGGCCACATTCGACATAGAATTTATCATTGCGCCTGCGGCTGCGCAGTCCTCCCCGGCGGATATGATGGCGCAGACTGCGGACGCCTCGCGGAGCGCCGTAAGGGCATTCACTCTGGGCCAATTTCAGGAGTCCATTAGGCGTTCATTTCCAGCCGAATTTCGCGAAATATTAGAGGACCTGGGGGCGAAAGTCGGCGAGATACTCACGACGGCAACCGGCAATATTGATGAGATACGCACAGCGATTGACACACAGGTTTTGCGATTTATCGCGCTGGCGAATTCCGGGGCGTATACCCCTGAGGAGATCACAGCTGGGCTCATCGAATTGCTCCTAGTGCCGACTCTTTTTGGGACCGATGTGGCCCGAAAAATCGACGGATTTAAAAAATCTGTGACAGCTATTCTGGGGCTCGCTGAGGTATACCAATTCCCTCAGGAAAGGAATAATTATTCCCAGTTATTCGGCGACTTAGCAATTGCAACGATAGCAGCCACTGGCGTAGCCGTGGTGGACGCGGAGTACGCGCTTCCAACCGATATTGACGACACGATTACCGCACTTATTGAGTACAATTGGGACGTCTCGAATTCAATAACTGTGTATGAGGACCGGTACGGCGTGACCATCGACGTGGCCCGCTATGATACCGCGCAGCGAGCCGTATTTAGTGCGCTGCATTATTTGACTGAATTGGCTAAGACGTACCCCAGACGACAGACCACCGTCATTGATCGGTACATTACGCCGATTCAATTTTTGTGTGATAAGCAAGGCCATTTTGACGGGTTAGCCGACTTCATCCACTCCAATAATTTGACACTGGATGAGATCATGTTGCTTGAGCCGGGGCGCGAGGTCTCTTGGTATGCCTAACATCGGGATCATCGTTAAATCGACCGATGCGGATAACCCATTTCCCACCGATATAACGGCATTATCCATCAGCAATTCTGTTGACTCCGCGGCTGATACCTTCTCCTGCTCTGGACCTGTCTCACCACTGAGAAAACTCAAACCATTTCGCGCCGGCGACATCCAAATTTTCGCGAAAGATAAGCTACTGCTCACGGGCTATATAGAGCGGGTAAATTACGACTATTCCGCGTCCGGTAATATGTGGCAAGCCGACGGCCGTGGGGCTACGGGGGTGGCTCTTGAGTGGTCTGCTGGGCCTTTGTATTCCCGGGCTGCCGCTTTAATCCCAGGGGCCAGCGGGTCGGTATTTTGGTCAGGTCCGCCGCAGTATCAATACAAAAATAAGACCATGTCACAGATCGCGAATGTCCTTGCTGCTGGGCAAATTATATCCTACCGTCCACAGCCCACAGAGGTTATAGATTTTGTCGAAATTGAGCCGGGTAAATCGGTATATGATGTCCTCGCGGATCTCGCGCGTCCGCGCGGGTATATACCTGTTCCGCAGCCTAATGGCGGCCTGATTTTTTTTAAAGGCGCTGCCTTATTTTCCGGCGCAAATGTGGACACCATCAGAGAGGGTGAATACCCTAATTTAGTTTCGCTCTCATCGTCCCACGACATCACCCAGCGGCACTGGCGGTATGACATATCGACGGGGGACAACGAGGCTCAGTCGGTCAGCATCGCCACTTCCACGGATGCCGAAATGCCTGCCGCTATCCGCGGCATTAAAATTGAGAAATCAAAAGGCGAGGACGCCCCAATAAATGGCGCCGCAACCATGATGCGGAATCGGGGTATTGTGGCATCATATGGGGCCTCGCTGACGATCGCAGGGATCTACGACACATCCGGTCGGCCGTGGCGTGCCGGTGCAGTGGTGGCGCTGTTCGCGCCGTCCATCCACGTCAATCAACTATCGAATTTTTTTGTCCGTTCGGTCTCTTATTCGGTGACACCAGAGTCGATCACATCGACACTGGAACTGTCCCTTATCGAGATGTATACCGGCGACTATTTTTCGCTTGGGGTCCCACCATGGCGCGTATAGTTAGAGCGAAAAAAGCGGAAAAAAAGAGGCATCGGAAGACATCTCCTGGGCCCTCGATCGTCGTCCAGACGCAGGCCGGTGGCGGTGTCTATCGGGACACGGAATTGTACCACCCACCGGGGATATCGACCACGCCGACTGGCGGCATGTCGCTGATAGAATTGACTGCTGATGGGGGCATCCGTATTCTCGTTGGCGGTCACAATTACCGTCTAGACGTCTCCCAAGACCCAGGCGAAATAACGATTTTTTCAACTGACTCAAGTGGCCAAAAAATAGGCGCAAAAATAACCTTAAAAAGCGGCGGCAATATTGAAATTTCAGGGGCCAAAATAACATGGACCGGAGAGGGTATGGACATCTTTGGATCTTCCGATCAATTGGTCAGGTATTCCGGCTTGAAGGCCAGCCTAGACGCCTATGCGACCAGCCTTGGGACTTACCTGACTACGCTGTCGGCTGCTGTTATCACTGCCGGTGGGCCTGGCGTAACTCCTTCTCCTGGCTTGTTTTCCGTTAATATTGAGCAATCCAAGACATCGAAAATTAATATAGGAATTTAAATGCAAGATATAAGAATTCTACCAACTAATGATGGTATGGAAATCGGCATAAAAGATGGGGTAATTATAGAGGATAATGGGATCTCCACCGCTGTTTTTACGTCACTTTTCACGGGCCCATATTGGGGAAATTTCATCACAGGGGTGCCCCAATATGACTCCAGAATTCCGGCGATTATGAAGGCCGGTGGCGACATCCACTCAGCGGCACTGGACATCGCTGCAGAGGCCAGGCGCGTGCTAAATTGGCTCATTATTGATGGGATAGCGTCCCGCGTCGAGGTCATCAGTGAGGTGTTTGACCACATCGAGGCCCGGATTCAAATTACGATAGAGCGACCAGAAGGACCCCTTAAATTGGGGTACGGTATTCTATGGGATAATCAGACTATTTTTGAGGTACAGGAATGAGTGAAAAATTCGATCTAAAGGTCCGGGTCAAGTCAGATAGAGCCCGACCGGTTCTCGAACTATACGAGGATTTATTGGGTAAATTTAGGACGTCCGGCACGTCCCGTCCGCTGCTGTCTCGTGGGGCTGTCGACGTGATCTCCCGGGCCATCGGCGCGGTAATTCACCTACAGGATCGGCAGCAAGATTGGTGCGTCGATCAAGCGTTTATCGACACATCATCCGATGAAAATGTCAAGAAAAAAGGTATAGAAATTGGGCTATTTATTTCACCCGGCGTTAAACAGGAATTCATCGTATGGTTTGAATTTGACTATGCGGCCTATCGCGCGGCGGAACCGAACGATCCCGAATATGTC